GCCCGTGCCACCAGGTCAGCGATGGGTCGGATCAGGCCGCCCAGGCGGAAGCCGTAGTATTCCATCCAGTACTTCTCCGCCGCACTGCCTTCGTAGGTGTCGCTGTCGCCGTACTTGTAGCCGGTCGAACCGCCGCTCCCGCTTCCGCCGCCGCTGGTCACCACACGGATATGATGGGTCGAGTAGGTGTCCCTTTCCAATTCTCTTATTTTTTCGTCCACCTCCTTTGAGTCGACCTTGAAGCGGACCGTTGGTTCAATGGGAGTTCGGTTGATTTCATCGAGCTGGTCGGTCACTTTCTTTATTTCTTCCTGGAATTTCTGAATGCGCTTCCGGGATTCTTCCTGGTTGTTCCGAGTCAATTCGGTCTGTTTCTTGATAGCTTCTTCAATGATTCTCTCAGCAGGCTCCATCAGCTTCATGGCCGCCGCCACGCCATCGGCGAGGGTCTTTATGACTTGGCCATCCTTGTTGATTTCGACGGCAAGACCTTCCGCCTGGCTCATCGCTTTTTTGGCAAGCTCGGAAGCCTCCTGAAGACCTTCGCTGATCATCGCCGGGTCGGATTCCGACAAAGCCTTGGAATAGGCCGATTGGGCCTTGGCAAGAGTTTCTTGGGCCTGTTTCTGCTTGTCGGCCCAGGCCGCTTCCTCCGTCATGGTCTTGCGCCTGAGCTCTCGGACCTTTTCGTCGTAACTCATCCGGGCCTGAGCCAAGTCCCCCTGAAGCTTTTTGACCTCGGCGGCATATTTCTTCTCGTCGCCCAGGGCTTGCAGGAGGGATGACTGGAGCTTGCCGCGGTAATCTTCCAGGGCCTTGATTTTGGCATCCCGCAGGTCTTCATGAATCTTCTTGACTGTTTCGGCCGTTTGTTCGTCGTTGGCGGCAGAACTGGCAAGCAACGCGCTCTGCCTTTTGGCCGTGTCCTCGGCGGCCTGGATGAGGGCGTCTTTCTTCTTGCGATAGATCTCGATCACCGCATTGGCGGCGGATTTCTCATCCTTCGCGGCAGCCTTGGCTTTCTCAGCCTCGAAGTCGTATGATTCACCGATGGTTTTACTCAGCCGCTGATGTTCCTTCGAAAGATTCTGCACTGCCTGCTGGACCTGAACAAAGCTCATTCTTGCCTGCTGGTTGGCCGGAACCACATTCTTGGCAGCTTCCCCGGAAGCTTTCATGGCATCCGCCTGGGCGTACAAGTCCACTTCGTTGGCGCGGGCCGCTTCCCCGAGTTTCGCCATTTCACCCATCAGAGCATCAAGTTGCTCCTGCGCCTCATCGATGGCCGCGCGCGATGCCTCCATGGCTTCTATGTCCACAAAGCCGCCCTCGGCTCCCATTGCCGGACCGCCATAAAGCTGCTCGAATTGAAGCTGCAATCCTTCCTTATATTTCGCCCAATACTGGATGGACTTTTCGAGCCGGGTCTTTTCCTCCCTCAGAGCTTCATCCTCCATGAGCTTGAACTCCTGGAGGGTGCGGATCTTGAAGTCGCGGAACTCTTTCAGCGCATCGGCCTCGGACTGGTACTTTTTCTTGACGCCTTCAAGCTGATCGCTGGCAGCGAACAGGTCCTTGATGGCCTTGATCAACTCGGCGATCTTGCCGACCGCCCAAACCCCGGCGATGGCCAGGCCAAGGACGCCGAAGGCCCCGGCTGCGGTCGAAACGGCAGCCGGTAGTGAAACGAAATTGGCTATGACCAATTCCATCTGAAACGCCAAAGTCTTGAACCAGGACACTACCGTCAAACCGGTCAGAGCAACGAAACCGGCATGGAGCGCCACGATCTGACGGTAAAGCAAGAGAGGAATCCCCAGGAGTACACTCATTGACGCCTTGAGGGTCAGAAACACGAGTCCCACCGATACGATGGAGGAGCGCAGAGCAGACAAGACATCGCCGGTGAACCCCAAATCTTTGACGAACTGGTAGGCGCTCTTGCCGAAATCGGCAATCTGAACGATGGTTTTCGAGATGGCGTCCCCCACGTTGCGGGCAAATTCCGCGAAGGCCGGCGTCCTTATTTCGTCGGTGATATCCTTGATGATCTGCTTCAAAGCATCGAATGCACCCGCCGACATGAGCGTGTCTTGAAGCGTTTGCCATGAGGATCTGAGCTGCGCCATGATGCCGGTCCAGCCCTTCATCATCCTCGAAGCGGCGCCGGAATACTCCTTTTCAAAGCCGGTGAAAAGGGCCTTCAGGCCGGTTTGAGCATCGAGTGATCCGCTGGAGATGACCTTCACCAGCTCCGTCATGGACAGTCCCATTTCGCTTGCCATGACCTTCATGGCGGTGGGCATGACCTCACCCAACTGTTGACGGAGCTCCTCCATTGAAATAACGCCCTTGCCCGACATTTGAGCAATGGCGATCACTGCCCGGTTCAATTCCTCGGAGCCGCCCCCGAAGGCTGCAACGGCATCCACCAAGGTTTGCATCGATCCCTCGGTGGGTTCCAGACCTGCGGTTCTGAGCTTAACGAAGGCGTCGGATATGGTCTGCATGTCAAACGGGGTTTGTGCGGCAAAGTCCCTGATCCACTTGAAGTCTTTCTCCGCCTCAGCGGCAGATCCTGATAACCCCTCGAGCATCAAACGGGTCTTTTCGAAGGAAGAGGCAGTGTCAACAAAGCTCCTGGCAAGGTTGAATCCGGCAAAGATGCCTATCAGGCGTTGCATGCCCTGTTGGAATTGGTTGGTATAGGTATTGAGGGATTGCAGCGATTTCTCGTAGGCCCTCGAAGAAGCCTGGAGCTTCTTCATGCTCTCATTGACCGCTGAGAGAACACCCTGACCGGTTTCCTTGATGGAGACGATAATGGATACGGTGTTAGCCATGCTTGAATCGCCTTTACCCGGGCGGATCTTCCTTCATTGCCTTTAACCGTTGCTCTTGTATGGAAGCAAAAGTTTCGAGCATTGCGTAGAACCACCCAAGGCTATACTGGTAAACGTTCGAATGCCCTTTTTCGATCAGCAGAAAAACGCTTTCCCGAAAGACCGTAATCGTCTCATTCAACCATTGCTCGGGGGATCGGCGGACTTTGCGCCTGGCAGTGCTGCCTGCACCTTTTCGAAAAAACTATCGTTGGCTTGGACCCATCCCTTGACAATCTCGATCAGGTCCGAGCCGCCGATTTTGCGAAAGTCCTCATCGGAAAGGTTCGAGCAATCCGCCAGTATGCGCACCGCTTCATCATAGTGTTCGAGCAGGATCTCCATGGCCGCGTCGGTGGTGATTTCGCCCTTGCTGACAGCATCCTTGAGCAGCCGCATGGCTGCCGGGAAGTGGGACACGGTCATCTCAGACATCCTGACCGGTTCCATGCCCTCGAGTATGACTTCTTGTGACTTGCGCATTTAACCTCCGTTCGGCTTAATGGGTGAGGGGTAAGGCGTGAGGCGTGAGGGGTAGTCAGGAGACAAGGAATTACTCCTCACGCCTGACGCCTCACCGTGTTCAGCTCATCATTTCGACCTTGTAGTACTCCTGGCCGCTCGCTTGGCTGGTATCGGCCAGGACCGTGCCCGTGACGTTGAGGAGGGCCGCCTTTTCCCCGAGCAGGTTGATGTCGCCGTTGAGGTTGATCTGCACCTTGTGGAAGGTGTAGCGCTGGCGTGGGCCGGAGTCGTCGCCGTCGGTCACGAACACCAGGCGCTTTTGCACCGATCCGGCCGACATGGCCCAGAGGTACTTCTTATTCACGGTTTCGTAGTCGAAATAGAGCTTGTCCGTGTTTTCGATGTTGGCGAGCTTGCGGACATAGCCGTAATCCGGGTCGATGTCGTAATCCGTGCCCTGCACGCGGAGGGTAGTCCCGGCCGTGTCGGTGATCACCACGTCCTCCTCGGTTTCGTATCCGGAGAGGGTGAGGTAATTCTCGCCGTCCTTCGATAGTTTCGTGTCTCCGGTGAACGCCCCGGTTACGTGATACAGCAACAGGTAATCGACACCCGCCGTATTGCTGACCCAGGCCACCTTACCGCTCTTGGTGGAAACGTCCCCGGTCACCGTATCGCCTGCCGCCAGAGTCCCCGTGATCGTGCCGCTGGCCTTGACACGGAATACGTTCAGGTAGCCAAAGTCAATGAATTCGTTGAGGGCCCAGGTCTTGCTGATGCCGTCCGCATAGTTGGCCGACTGATTGAGCGTATTGACCGTGCCGCCGAGAAGGGCCATCTGCAGGTTCTCCTCGGACTGCTCACGCAGGCCGAAAGAGAGCGTTGCCTCGCGTTCGGTTTCCACTTCGAGAATGGTTGCCCGCGCGGCGTTCCGGGTGGATTTCATCTTCTCAGTGGTGACCTTCACGCTCATGGTGAAGTTTTCGAGCTCGCCCAGGTCAACGCCCGGGTTGCTGCCTCCCACCGTGCCCGCGTAAGCCCGCCCGGTCCCGTTGTAGCGAATGTTGCCGGTATCTGATGCCAGTGCCATATCACAAACTCCTTTCTATGGTTTTTCGTCTATTCCGGACCGCGCCTTGCCATCGTGAACTCCCTTGAGATATCCCAGGAGCCCGCTCGTCACCGAAACGACAATCTCTTTGGCACCGTCCGGCAACAACCACATGCTCAGGCCAGCCAGCCCCAGCAGGCCGATGATGGTCAGGATCTCCGCCATGTTCTCAGCTCCAATCATCAGGCCCCGGTTACGAACTGATACCAGCGCATGGCATAGCCCGAAAGGTCCTGGCCGGTTTCGAGCGCCTCCTGAAGCCTGCCAGGTATTGAGCGAATTTCGCCCGGTCCTCGGTGCTGATTTGGTCCTTATTGGTTTCGTAATAAACACTCGCCAGGCCATATACCTGCGAGGCAACGGCGAAACCGGAATCAACCTTTTGTTGAGTGGTCATGGTGGAAGCGCAGGAACTGGCAATGAGGCATGCAAAGCACGCGATAACGATCAATCGCTTTTTCATCGGAGCTATCCTTTCTTGGCCAGAGGAATCTGATTATCTGTGCACAGATTGCTGTGCGAGTGGCTACGATGGGCAATCCACAATTGCTCCACATTGTCCACCAAACCTTCATGCACGCTTTTGACGTAGTCTCTGATTTCATTGCGGCAGTTGATGGATTCTTCCCGCATATCCCGGAGACGTTGATGCAACATATCAAGATCTTTCGAAATGCGATTGCACCAGATCTTTTCGCAGTTGATGATTTGCTTTTCACACTCCGCTCGGTCCAATTTGCCGTCAATCTTCTTGTCCATCTTGTCGAGACGGCGCCAGATGGCCGTTTGAAATGCCAGTACAAGAGTGACAAGAACACTGATCACCACTTCCCAGTGGAGCAATTGGTTTTCCATTCTCGCTTCACCTCCTGCTGGTCTGGCTCATGTTGGAAGCCCCTTGCGCGTGGTCTTCAAGACCGTGAAAGTCACTGTCGAATAGCTCACATAGAGTGGGTGGAAACATTCCGAGGAAGCATCACCGGAGCTGACCGCCGAAGCGATCCGCGCCCGATACAGGGCATTTTCAACCTGCTCCCGGAAGGATTCTGCTTGCAGCCAGCCGGTACGGGTCCGCGTGCTGCCCGATGTTGCTATTTTTTCATTGACCACGCCGATACCCAGCATCACCGACCAGGACAGTTCCCGTTCCGAATCGCCCCGGGTCTGCTCGATGCCGACAATGGCAATGATGGGGTATTCGTCTTCCGCCGGCGGCTTCACATCATCGATGCCGAGAAAGATGGTAGGGGTCGCGGCAAGGTTCGCCGTGCACCAGGCCGCCAGGGTGGCATCTGTTGCAAGGGCATTCCGAATGGCGATGAGAAGATCGGAAGTGGTCATGACGCTTTCATTCCATACCGCTGCAAGGCTGCCAAGAACTGCTCTTCAAACAATCCCGGAATCTTCCCGCGCATGTGCTCATAGACCTTGCCCACCCAGGGCCGCGCCGGGGCCTTCAGAGTCGTGGTGCCCTTCGCCAGTGGAAACCCGATGGCGAACAGGAAACGGCGCTTCCTGGGCGTTACCGGCGTGGCATAGCCCCGATCATGCTTGCGCAGCCATTCGGCCAGTCTGGTTTTGGGATTGATGAAGCCGATCTCGGCGAAATTGTCCTCGATATCGACCTTGTAACGAATCCCGGCTATGAGGCGCAGAAAAGGGGTTATTCCCGATCTTGTCCGCTGGATAACCTGACCCTTGCCTTCCCCCCTTTTCCATCGCCTACGCCGGTACTGCAAACCTCCCGCACGCCGTTTGGCTCGCCCGATAACCGGAGTGTGAGGATTGAGCGGCGCCCATCCGAGATACCCGCCCTTGTCCCCCCGCCGCGCCTGTTGCTGAAGTTCTTCCTTCACCTGATAGGCAATGGACTTGAGGGCCGACCCCCGCGCTCGCTGAAAGATGCCCGGCAGCTCCAGCAAGGCCCGCGTCACTTCGCTCAGATGCTCCGTCTTAACCTGCACATCCAGCATGTCGCTTCGCTCCGTGCCCTTCGGGCGGTGAGGGGTGAGGGGTGAGGCGTGAGGGGAAACCTCCCGCGCACCTAATCACTCCTCACGCCTGACGCCTCACTCCTTACCTCTTAAAAGTGGGGCGTAGATCCCGCCTGCATTCCAGTTCCCAGTCTCCGGGCGAATCGCTCAATAGCCTTTCCACCAGCCAGGTTTCCCCGTCGATCTCGACCGTATCCCCGCGCGTCCAGGCCGGGACATCACTTTTCAAGACGAGCACCGTAGCCGTGGCCTGCAAGGCGGCTTGCCATCGAGCGTCTTCAAGTTCCTCCCCGCGCGTCAGTACCGCGACCAGCTCAACCGGCGACCCGTCAACCGGGGTGTAGGTCGCTGACTCGCCGAACTCGCTGATAAGGGCATTGCTCATCTGGGGGAAGTTATCCTGGAAGCCCATGTCGCTTCGCTCCGTGCCCTTCGGGCGGTGAGGGGTGAGGGGTAAGGCGTGAGGGGAAACCTCCCGCGCACCTAATCACTCCTCACGCCTGACGCCTCACTCCTTACCCCTTACGTGGCCGCCGTGGTATCGATCAGGTAGCCGCACGCCTTCGAGATTTCGCTCTTGGCCGTGCCGCTCTCATCATAGGAAGCCAGGAACGCCTCGCTGGTGTCGTGGCGCACGCGCAAGATATTGCTGCGCACCTCGTTGCTGTAATACTCCTCGACAATGACCTCCTGAGAGGCGCCCTCGTTCCAGCGGAAGGTCCGGCCGATGCAGGGCTCGATGATATCCGCCCCCGCAGTGGCTACCCGGCAGAGCTGCGCATAGCGGCTGCCCCACATTTCGGCCAGATCGGCATTCTGGCCGCGGTTCGCGTTGTTGTAGAGCGCTCCGGCAACCAGGATCTGGGGAATGTCGAAATAGGTCCTGAGGTGTTCAATCCCCACCTGGCCCGTCTTGGCTGCATCCGGGAAGAGCTGATAGACCTGGGTCTTGATCTCGCTCACCTTCTGCAGATCCAGAAAGACCGCGTAGGGGATCACCAGGCAGTTGGGTACGATTCCCAGGAGCCGCATCGCCGCTTTCCCCGCATCAACATCCGCCTTGGGAGTGGCCGAATCGGACGTTGACCAGGCAGCCGAGGCGTTATGCGCGGTGAAGTTGGTGGTGTTGAAAAGCTTCTGAGAAATGCGCCATTCCTGCGCTCTCATGATGTCGTTCATGAGGATCTTCGCAATGGTCAGCTCGTAGTCGAACAGACTTGCATAGAGCGCCAGGTAGCGATCATCCACCCGCCGTTCGAGGCCGTTTTCCTGGGTGCGGTAGAAGCCGCTCTCGAATTCGTCCTCGGAGCGGTTGTAATGCCCGAGCGGGCCGCGCGCAGTATCGAGCAGGTTGAAGAGCGCTTCCTTGGGAATGACCGGATATTCGGCGGCATTATTGGCAACCGGGAAGTAGGGCATTACCTGCATGCCGACGTAGCCCATCGTGGGCGCTTCTTGCATCACTTCCCAGACCGCCTGGCCAAGATCCGGGCGTTGCAGCGTGGTGTCGGAAGTGGGTCTCATTTGTGGATTCCTCCTTCATGGAGCAGGCTTTCACGCCCGCCGGTTAGCTCAGTTTTGCGTACTCGACTTCGAGCCATACCGCGTAGACGAGGACGTCATCCGTTGCGGCTTCCGTATCCTTGGGTTTGAAAATGACGGTCAGAACCGCCGGCATCGTGTCCGGGACATCGCCGGCGGCAATGGAAGCGCTGTACTCGGTAAGCGTGGCCCCGCCGTCGATTTCGTCGTCGGTTCCGGCGCAGTCGGTATCCCCCGCGTTGAAGTAGCATTCATGCTCCAACACAGGTGAATCAGTGTCCCCGCTCATCTTCGCCAGCCAGTGGACCTCGACGGCGGCGGCCCCGTCCATCTCCTGCGGCATGGGCACCGAAAAGGCGACTCCGGTATGGCTGCTGTGGTTATTCCAGCGGAGGACAACTTCCTTGTTGCTCTCCTGGGCGAAGCCGGGGGTTGCGCTGGCCCCGTCGCTGAACTTGGTGATGGCGGTGCCGTCTTCCAGGGTCAGGGCCCCCAAGGGGATAGGAATGGTCTTCTTTGCGGTGTCGTGGGCGGCGTAAAGCTCGGCAAGCGCGCCTTCAACCGTGGTCTCAGAGGTATGACCTCCGGAATCCGTGATCGAAGTCGCGGCCGCCGTGGTGGCCACGAAAGGATAGACGATGGCTTCCACGATATCGCCGTCGGCGCTTGCCGCCTGCAGGGCGATGAATTGCGCCGTGCCGGAAGCGGAGTCAGTGACCTTGCCGTTGGCGGCCCCGTAAAGGTTTGCCCCGATGGCAAAGGAATCCGCCGCGACCACCAGCAAGGTGCCGTTGTCGTTCAGCGCCCGCACCGTCACCCGCTCACCGGCGGCGGCATTATTGAGCGCCACTCCCACGCAGGCTTCACCCGCTCCGGCATGCTCGACCGAAGGGGGAGTGGTGGTGGTCCCCGAGGTCAGCTTCACCCGGCGATTCCTGTAAATGGCGCTGGTAGCCAGGAAAGTCTTGGGTCCTTCAACATAGATGCTCTGCATGGATCAGACTCCTTTCTTCTGCTGTTGGCCGTCGAGCCAGGCCTTGTGCAGTTCCGGATGCTGGTTGGCGACGGCCCTGAGCGCATCGGTCCGGCTGCACTGCTTTTCCTTCTGGTGCTGGTCAACCAGAGCCATGAAATCAGCAGACGGTTCGCCGGATTCCCAGGCCAAATGACCGGCGCTCTCCGACAAGCTCTCGTCGAGCTGCTTGCTCCCCTCCGCGCGCGCTTCCTTCTCGGCCTGGTAGAATTGCCATCCGGCGGCGTCGGCTTCCGTGCCGTCCTCAATCGCCTTAAGGGTAATGGTGCGGTCCCCATCGGCTTTCAGGATCTTCACGACTCGCGTGCGTTCCTCGGAAATTCCCTCGCCCTTGGCTTCGGCCTTTATCTTCTCAACATCCACCGAGGCCGCCCCGAGGCCGTATGCTTCCTGGAACACCTCGGGATGCTTTTCTTTCAAAGTTGCCAGATCCATCTGTCGTCCTTTCTTCCTGGTAATCGCCAGGGCGGTTTCAAAATGGGCTATATCGTCCACAAGCCCGGCTTTCCGGGCCTGTTTGCCGATGAACTCGCGGCCGTCCGCCATCCTTTCGAGTACCTGCTCGATATCGGTTCCCCGGTTTTCCGCTACGGCTTTCACGAAGATCGAGTAGTACTCATCCACGATGCTCTGGAGGTATTCCTGGCCTTCCTCGCTGAGGGGCTTCTCGTCGCTGGCAATGCGCTTGAACTTGCCCGCATAGATCATGGTTCGCTTAATGCCTTGCTGGGCATCCCGCTCGCTGCGGTCATAGTGGGTGAGCGCCACGCCGATGCTGCCCACCATGGCCGTATCGTTGGCAATGATCCGGTCGGCTGCCGAACCGATCCAGTAGGCAGCGCTCGCCATCATGCCGTTGGCAAAGGCGATGATCGGCTTTCGGCCGCGCGATTCGAAAATGAAGTCCGCCAGCTCCTTGGTGCCGTCCACCGCCCCGCCGGGTGAGTCGATATCGAGGAGGATGGCGTCGACCTGGGGGTCATCGAGGGCCTGCTTAATGTCCCGTTGCAGGAGCTGGGTGCTGGTGCCCCCGGAAATCTCCATGAAGAGGTTCGCGCGTTTGTCGAGAACACCATAAATGGGGATCACCGCTACGCCGTCCCGAACCTCGTAGCGATCCTCAGCCCGGTTGCCCGATTTGCCCCGCGCCAGCTCGATGCTGAAAGCCGGGTCCGCCAGGCGCGCTTCGAGGAAGGCGTTGATTTCATCCAGCTTCGCCGGGGTGAGCGCCCATGCCTTGTCTTGAATCAGGTCAAGCAGGCTCATTTCTTCTTTTCCTTGTCCACCGGCTTGGATTTCTTCCTGGTGCTCTTCTTCTTGGTCATGAGATCACTCCTCATCATCCGGTTTCACCTTTTCATCTCCTGCCGTCCCTTGCTTCTCCGGCTTCAAATCGATTCCATATTCCTGTTCCAGTCCGTCAACGAATGCCTGTTCGATAGCCCGCTGACGCAGCTTGACGCGCCAATCCTGGCCCATTTCGCCGTAGATGTCGGAATAGCACCGGGTAAGATTCTTGAGTCGAACCTCGTCGGCGTTGGCCGCCTTCAGCTTGTCGATGGGCCGTACCGGGGGCTTCAGCCATTCCGTTCTGGTGTAGGCGTGGAGATTGGCGAGGAACTTATCGACCGATTGCACCGGCAAGAGCCCGCGAAGGACCGCTTCGTACTCCAACCACATGAGCGCTGGCTCACAGAAGCGATTGATGATCACCTGACGGTCGGTATCATCAAAATTGGAGGCATTCTCGATGCTGGCCTGCGAAGCGGAATAGCTGGCCTTATACTCGCGGCTGACGTTTTCCGGCCCTCTGCAGGTGGCCATGCCAAGGCGCTTGATGATGGATTGGAACATGACGTCGAAATTCGGCCCTGGGGCATCGCTGCTGATGACGGTAGGCTTTTCGCCTGCGCGCCCGATGATCAGGGTGCCCTTTTCCAGTTCCTGGATACGATCAGCCCAGTCCGTTGTGCTGTTGAGCTGGCTTCCCATCGTATCTTCAACGAATGCTGTGAAGAGATTGCTGATCAGGGCCTTGACGAGGGCCGCCTCTACGAAATCCGAGTTGTCGCGGAGCTCCTTGATCATGCTCCCGAGAACCGAGTCCTGCCGATACTCGGCCACGTTCCGCACATCGCAGACAAAGAGCATCCGTGGCAGTCCGGTCTTGGGGTCGGTGGCAGGGATCCGGGTGCACTCATCCGACCTTGCCGACCCGTTCAGGCGGGTATAGGGTCCGAGCTTATTCTTGCTGGTGATCACCCACGCCGCAACAACTGCCCCGTTCTTGTCCAATTCCAGGCCGTCGTAGATGTCGCCTTGGATCTTGTCGGATGGGGTGACGAGCCTTGAGGGATCTATGGGAAGGAGAGCCATAGAAAACGGCCCGGAATTGGCTTTGACAATTTGGAAAAGCCCTATGCCGTCCAGCTTCCACTGGAAGGCGGCCAGGGCCTGCAGCATGTAAATGTTCTGGCGGCGGGTGGCATCGCAGTAGTTGCGCGGATCGAGCCCCCATATTTCGAAGAGGTCGTAAACCCTTTGCTGGTACTGCTGCTGCCATTCGATTGTCTGGCCGAGCCAGGAAAGCATCGGCTGCGCCTGGGGGGTGAGTCCCGTCCCGATGATCTGCGTTATCAGGCCCTCGATGATGCCGTGAGCCATTGCATCGTTGAGGTACAGGTCCCAGGATCGATTCGAGACGGTTCGCTTTTGGGATTCCGACAGCCGGTTGCTGATGAGCTGAGAGGTCCAGTTGGACAAGGTCCCCTGGATGCTCGCCCCCGAGCGCTTGAACCACCTTCCGGCGGCGCCCGCGTTTACCTTCGGGCTATTCGGGCGTGAGGATGACGCCTTCCGGCGCAGAAATGAAGACACGTAATTAAGCACGGTAGGGAGCCCCCGTTTTCATGCGGTCGAAGATCCCCCCGGCAGAGGACAAGGCAACTTCAGCCTTCAACTCGGTCCGTATGGCCCGCAGCTCCGAGAGCTGGGCTTTCCGGTACTTGCGGCCGTTGAACCATACTTCCTCGCCGTTCGTCGCCAGGTCCAAGATTGCCGCCTCGATTGCCGCCAGAAGTTCCGCTGCTGTTGCCATTCTTCTCCTTAAGGGCAACAAAAAAGGCGGCAAACCCAGTGACTCGGCACCGAGTTGCCGCCTCTTTTGTTCTTACGACGCCTTCGGATTGGCCTATCCTACGGGGGACCCTATCGTTTCAGTGTTGGTTTCAGCGATCCATTCTTCCTTTTTCAAAGCCCACGCTGGGGGCGTCGCGGCCCGCCCCGGCATGGGCTTGAAGAGGAGAAGCACTATGCGATTTGATTGTTTAGGAAATAAAAATGGAAGGAAAGGGGATTGTTAGCACGTTTAGCAGGTTTAGCAGATAATGATTTCAATAAATTGGCTTGTGCGAAAATCGCATATTTCCGATTGTAAGTTAGGGAATCTTGATTTATCTTATTACTGAACTCGCCGGCAGCGTGCTGCAGGCTCAAGGGCCGCCAGGAGAAATCCTTAGCGGCCTTTGCTTTTTTTGTGATATTATCGAGCCCTTATGAAAACAATCATCTACATCGACGGTTTTAATCTGTATTTCAGGCTGCTCGAAAAACGCCCTGCCCTGAAATGGCTCAACATCAAGGCTCTGAGCGAGAGGCTTCTGGATCGTGCGAATCGAGTCGTTGCCATCAAATATTACACCGCGCGCGTGTCCGGCAGGATCGATAAAAACGCGCCAGCTCGCCAACAGCTTTACCTCGCTGCGCTCCGTACCGTGCCGGAAGTTTCGGTACATATGGGTACCTTTCTCCTGTCCGAAAAATTCGCGGGCCTCGTGAAACCCCCTGAGTTTCGCCCGCGAATTAACCTCCCCCCGCCCTGGCCGGATGTTGTCAAGGTCATCAAGGTTGAGGAAAAGGGAAGCGATGTTAATCTTGCATCCCATCTGCTCCTTGATGCCTTTCAGGGCAATTTTGAAGTTGCGGCCGTTCTTTCGAACGACAGCGATCTTGTGGAACCGATCCGCATCGTCACTCAGATCATCGGTAAGCCCGTGGGGCTTCTTTCGCCGGTGCCAAGCCCAAACCCCGAGCTAAGCCGCATTTCTAGCTTCATCCGTCGCATCAGCGTCAGTGATCTTGCCGCCTCGCAGTTTCCCAGCCCATTGATGAAGGCTGACGGTTCCCTCCTGCAGAAACCGGCTTCTTGGGTATAGTTTGCCTCGATCCCGTTGGCACAGCCTTTTGCGTCGTGCCACAACTCGTACTGCTTCTTGAGCCTTAACGACCTTTCCGCCAGCCTCACCTTTACTTGCCGCTTGCCATCGATAAGCAGCGTGAGCGTGTCACCGTCCGATACTCCGACAACCCGCCCGCTGTATTCCTCCGTGAAGCCGATGAGCGGGAGCAGGAAGAGAGCGCAGAGAGCGACAACAAAGCTGATCAGCCTTTTCACGTGGTTTCCTTTTGCTGCTTCTGGTTTAAGTCCGCTTGGCCGTCGTGACTGGCACGCGGCACACTGGATTTGTTCGCTCCGTTATGGTGCGCTATCAATGCCTTCCTGGATCACCGGACACTCTATAACACATCGGCCCGTCATCCAGCCCTCAGAAAACACAAGACAAAATCGCTTATTTCGTCCAACAATCAGAGATGGGAGCGCTCGCGAATTTTCTGCGGATGTTCTTTGCCTGATGTGATGAAGATGGCCGATGATCACGAAAAACCTGTTTTCATTTCCGCTGACTAAACGATGTGGGTAGCAGCGTCCTGCCCACTCCCGCAAGAAAACCAGCGCTTGCCCCACGATAGCGGGGTTGCTCAAGGCGGTTTTTCTCGGAAAGAGATTTTCACTTTCAATGCGTTTGTGCATCCTGAAGGTTGGGCTTTTCTTTTTTACACAAGATGGGTCTGCATGCTAAAAAGGAGCTAAGCCGTCGGCAATTTGGCGCAAACTTTCTGGAGTTCATTCTCAAACAATCGAAAGGATGCACGATGAAAGTCTTGACTGCTAGTGTCCTGTTGGTTCTTGTGCTCAGTATTTCGTCGTTTGTCCAAGCCCAAACCGGGGGTCCAGGTATCGCATTTAGCCCTGTCGTGTCGCACTGTGACGCAAGGACTGACGCAACAGGGGGAGGGCATAGGTGCGATGTGCGCAGACAGTGCTTTGAAGCGCCACCGGGGCATTTCATCATGGAAGAAACCGTGCAAGTTCAAACTGGTCGACGGTTTGCGGGCGTCAGCTATGGCTGTAGTTGGGAAAAAGCTGGCTCGGTAAAAGTTGGTAGGCGCACTGAGGTACCAAACAAGGTGTGCGTTAAAGGGCATGCTCACAGCCCATCTGGAATCAACAACGCCAATTCGCGCGGCGGGGTTACTTGCACTATGAGTGGGCGATATGATTTGCTAGAGAATGTCGAAAAATAACTTCCGTTGCCTGACTGCCGACGGCTGCTCCTCATAATGCAGATAATTCTTACCCTCCAACACGAATAAGACAAGGGAACGATTCCTTATCACATACAACGTGCCCGGCTGGTCTGTCAAGTCCTTCAAATACCTCGTTTTGTTGCTCTTGTCGTGTGTGCATTACCAAGAATTCTCGTGGCCGCATTTGCTGCAAATGGCCCGGACCCTTGTTTCATCTTTCATGGATACATCGAAGCCGCCTGCCTTGCACGTGGCTTGCCGACCCAACTTTTTCATGAAGGGATAGTCATTTTCTGATATCTCGATCACGCCCTTTTTACCGCATTTAGTGCATTCAATGTTCACATCGTAATATTCTCGTGAAGCCATGAGCTATTCCTCCTTGTTTTCATCTCAGGTTAAAATCCGCTCAACCTCATCCTGTGACGTCTGATCGTTGAGCCGGGCTGAGTCATGGCGCCAATGGGATGCTATGATGAACCCATAGGGGTCACGCTCTTGAACCGGGTCCCGCATTTCTTGCATTCACAATACCTGACCCTGAACTTGCCGTCCAGAAGCAAGCTGTTTTGAACCCGGGTACTCCTCCCCTTGCATCTCGGGCATTCGGTTTTTCCCGGGAGGATCGTAGTGCCCGCCGTTTGTCGATCCAACGCCACGCCGCCTCTGCTCATGCCCACGGGTTTATGGTCCGCCGGCCTATTCGTTCCCGATACTGCGCTCTTGGATTTAGGTTTGACGGTTGATCGTTTTGACATGCAGAATCGCTCCCTTTTCGCCCGGTAGTCTGCCGGATCAATTGAACGCCCCCCCCTGGCCATTCGGGATCTGCCAGGGCCATTGCTATCACTTCCGCGTCAAGGAAATGATTATCCCGCCGCACTTGATGCCAGTATTCAACCCCGCGCCGGTCCCGCCGCTTTTCCTCTGCCGATATCTGGCGCGAGTAATCCAGGCCGGTTTCAGTGTGGAGATAAGCCGCCTGGGGGCTGCCCTCGATTGCCTTGTCGAGCCGGTAAAAGAAGGCGTCCTTGAGCTTTGCCGTGTCCAGTAAGATGAGTTGCAGCCCTCCGGGAATGGCCTTGCCCGACGGGGTCTTGTCCAGCGCCTTGCCCACGTGGAGCTTTCCGGCAAGGGCCGTCGAAGCACCCTTGGTGCCCCAAACACGGCAACCCCGGCCTATGCCGTTTTGCCTGATCCAGAAATAGGCCGCCTCGGTGATGCTAACGTCTTCGCCCTGCTGCCCGCCGCCCGTATCGATGGCCGCCCGCCAGATCCTGTGATCTGATCCATTCTCCCCCGGATAAGCCGTCTCGAACAGCAAAGCCTCGATGTCGGCCCATTCTGCCAGTTGCCCGTAGTCGATCAGCCATGAGGTCAAATCCCGCGCCCACGCCCGCACGACATAAAAGAAGCCGTATTTCTGAGAATCGATGCCGCATGTGAGGGCCACGGCCTGCTCCGGCACCGTCTGCGGCGGCAAATCGCAGCGGGCCTTGAGCACTGCTTCTTCGGAATTCGCCGCGATGATTTGCCGCCACGGTTCGGCCAGGGCCGAGTTGATGAAGGTCTGCAATTCCTTCACATCATCAAAAGCGGCGATCCAATCAGAAACCAATTTTGACAAATCTCCACTTCGGCCCAGGAGGCTATAGAGCCGGTTCACGTGGAAGCCGATTCGCTTCGGCGGGTACTCCGGGTTGCTCCTGGCGACCATCTGCCCGGCCTCAACGGCGCGGTTCTTTTCGCCTGTGGTCCATAGAGCACCGCACGTTCCGCATTGATACCGCGCCTTCTCGATCTGCTCCGGGGTAGCCTTCCGGCCTCCCTCCCACACTACGCCGCCGACCTCCGACCATTCCCCGGCTTCATCCCGGTAACGGCCCTCGGGGAACCCGTCGCAATGGTCCCGGCCCCATCGCAGTGGTTGTTTCTTGCCGCACACCGGGCACGGCACATGCCAGTCATAAATCACGTCGCAGGCGTTCAGCCGCTTCCAGATGTTCCCCTCTTCGTTGGTGGGCGTACCCAGGATGCCGATTTTCCGGGAATAGAAGGTTTCCGTCCGCTGAATGCCCAAGCTGATGGGCGATCCCTCGTTGGTTGTCGTGTAGTATCCCGGCTTATCCACCTCGTCGAAGAGGACCACGCGCATGGGCCGGGATGCCAGCCGCGAAACGCTTGAGGCCCATCCCATCGCAATGTAGGCCCCGTTGTCGAGAGCGATTTCATCCACGTTGAAGGTCGCCTCGCAAATCAGGCCGGCCAGGTCGGGAGACGCCCGGAACATGGGC